TTAATAAATATAAATGATTCAAGTAATATTGCAATTGTACCTGTTACTAAAAACGTAGGTTGTTTAAGTGGCTACAGTATTCAAGAAATTGGTGGTGACTTAATATTTTTAGCCCCAGATGGATTGAGAACCGTAGCAGGTACAGCAAGAATTGGTGATGTTGAGTTAGGAACTATTAGTCAAGCTATTCAACCAATTGTAACTGCTTTAGCTGAATCAGTAGATAGTTTTGTAATTTCAAGTGTTGTACTTAGAGAAAAATCACAGTACAGATTATTTTACACTGATACTGGAGCATCTAATACAGCACAACGAGGAATTATAGGAACGTTAAGACCAGATGGTTTTCAATGGTCTGAAACAAGAGGTTTAGAAGTTACCGGTATTGGTTCAGGTTTTGATAACAATAATGTTGAACAATACTATCATGGCGATACAAATGGGTTTGTTTATCAACATGACACAGGAAATAGTTTTGATGGTACTGATATTTTAGCAAGATTTGAAACACCTAATTATGATTATGGAGATTTAGGTACATTAAAAACTTTACATTATATAAGAGTTTCAGCAAGTTCAGAAGGTATTGTTGAACCGGATGTTCAAGTTAGATTTGATTATGGAAATACAGAAATTCCACAACCGGGAAGTGTATTTGATATTGGAATAATAAATCCACCTTCAAAATTTGGAGATGCAGTTTTTAATACAAACGTATTTGGTGGAGGCGATAACCCACTAATTAGAGTTCCTTTACAAGGTAGCGGAACAAGTAACAATTTTACTTTTTTAAGTGAAGACAGTAAAGCACCATATACTATAAATGGTTTTTATGTAGATTTTATACCTTCAGGTAGGAGATAATAAATGGCACAAACATATACAAGACAAAGTTCTTTTATTGATGGTGATACTATCACCGCAGCATTATTTAATGATGAATACAATCAGTTAGTAAATGCATTTGCATATTCATCTACAAGTGCTGCTAATACTGGACACAGACACGATGGTACTGCTGGGCAAGGTGGTAATATTCCACAAATTGGTGATTTAGATTTTTTAAACAAGATAGTTGTTGATAGTACAAACAATAGATGGGGATTTTATGTCGAAGTATCTTCTGCTGCAGTAGAACAAATAAGAATACAAGATGGAGCTATTGTTCCTGTTACAGACAACGATATAGATTTAGGAACAAGCTCATTAGAATTTAAAGATGCATTTTTTGATGGCACTTTAACTACAGATGCCTTAGTAGCTGATACTGCAGACATTAATGGTGGTACAGTTGATGGTGCAACTATCGGAGCTAACTCAGCTTCTACAGGTGCATTTACTTCTGTAACTACTACAGGTAATGTCGATGTTGGAGGTAATTTAACAGTCACAGGTACTACTACATTTAATGGTGGTACATTAACATTAGGTGATGCAGCAGACGATAATGTAGTTTTTGGTGCAGATGTCAACTCAAATATTATTCCTAATACAGACAATACATACGACTTAGGAAGTTCTTCTCAAGAGTGGAAAGATTTATACGTTAATGGTATAGCTTACCTAGATGGTATTAACTTTAATGGTACAGCAATTACATCAACTGCTGCTGAGTTAAATATTTTAGATGGTGTCACATCGACTACAGCCGAACTTAATATATTAGATGGAGTAACTTCTACAACTGCAGAGCTTAATATTCTTGATGGTGTTACTTCAACTGCTGCTGAATTAAATATTCTAGATGGTGTTACAGCTACAGCAACTGAAATAAATATTCTTGACGGAGTTACATCAAGCACGGCAGAATTAAATATTCTAGATGGAGTTACTGCTACAGCAACTGAAATAAATTTACTTGATGGTGTAACATCTACAACTGCTGAATTAAATATTCTGGATGGTGTTACTAGTACTGCTACAGAATTAAATTTACTTGATGGTGTTACTGCAACTACAACTGAATTAAACTACGTTGATGTAGCTACAGCAGGAACTGTAGAAGCTTCTAAAGCTATTGTAGTAGATAGTAACAAAGACTTTACTGGTGCAAGAAACATTACTATTACAGGTGAACTTGATGCTGCTACTTTAGATGTATCAGGCGATGTAGATATTGATGGTACATTAGAAGCCGATGCTATTACTGTAAATGGTACAACTTTAGCAGAAACTATTTCTGATACTGTTGGAGCTATGGTAACTTCTAATACAGAAACAGGAGTTACAGTTACTTATGATGACAGTGATAATACACTAGACTTTGTAATTGGCACACTTAATCAAGATACTACTGGTACAGCAGCACTAGCTACTCAAGTTACTATATCTGCTAACAATAGCACAGATGAAACTATATTTCCTGTATTCGTTGACGGAGCTACTGGAAGTCAAGGTTTAGAAACAGACACAGGATTTACTTATAATCCATCTACCGGTTTATTAACTGCTACTGGATTTTCAGGAAACTTAACAGGTACACTACAAACTGCAGCACAAACTAATGTTACAAGTTTAGGAACATTATCAGCGTTAACTATTTCAGGTAATTTAATAGTAGATACATCTACTCTTAAAGTAGATAGTTCTAGTAATAGAGTTGGGATTGGAACTGCATCACCAAGTTCATTACTTACAGTAGAAGGAGATATACGACAAACCTCTGGTGATTTACTATATGCTGGTGGTGGTAACTGGGATATTAAACATTTAGCTGATGACCAAAGCATAGTTTTTTATACGTCAGAAAGTGGTTCAGCAACAGAGAAAATGCGTATCAAGGCAAATGGTGCGATTGGCATTGGCACTAGCTCACCTTCTGCAAGTCATAAACTTACTGTAGGTGGAGATACTAAGTTTACTGGTCAGCTATCCATACTTGATAATCAATTAATTAAAATGGGAGATGGTGAGGATTTTGCTCTTTACCATGACACTACTGTTGGTAATGTAATAAAAAGTGCCACTTCTGATATGGATATTTCAATACTCGGAAATGATGGTGGCTCTACGATTACAGCTCTTAAATTTGATATGTCTGCTGCAGGTCGTGCAGTATTTAATGCAGGAGCTAATTTTTCTGACCATGTAAATTTTGATGACAATGCTAAAGCAGTGTTTGGTGGTGGAGATGATTTACAGATTTATCACAATGGAACTAATTCTTATATTGCTGATGCCGGAACTGGTGATTTAAGAATATTAGCTACAGACTTTAGACTTTTAAACGCTGCAGAAGATGCAAATTTAATTAGAGCATTTAATGGTGCAGAGGTTGAGTTATATCATAATGGAACAGAAAGACTAGCTACCACTTCAAGCGGTGCAACTGTTACAGGTACTTTAGTATCTGATGGCTTAACAGTAGATACATCTACTTTAGTTGTAGATGCTACTAATAATAGAGTAGGTATTGGTAATGCTTCTCCAGATGTAAGTTTAGATATAGGAAGCTTTACAGATGCTATTCATGTACCAGTAGGCACTACAGCTCAAAGACCTACTGGAGCTGCAGGTTACTTTAGATATAATTCAGAAACCGGTAAATTTGAAGGTTTTACAAATGAATGGGGTGCTATAGCTGGTGGTGGTTCAGGTACAAACATGGATACCAACATCTTTGCAGGTGATGGTAGTGATACAACCTTTACACTAAGCACAGCACCAGATAGTGAAAATAACTTAATGGTATTTATTGATGGTGTATTTCAAGCTCAAAATGTTTACTCAGTATCAGGAACTACACTAACTTTTGCAACTGCTCCGGCTAATGGTAGAGTTATAACAGTCTATCACAGCACAACAACTGTTGGTGGTTCTAATAACTCAATAGCTACAATGACTGGTGATGGTAGTGATACAACACTAACATTATCTACTGCACCAGTACATGAGAACAACGTATCAGTATTCTTTGATGGTGTTTATCAAAGCAAATCAAACTACAGTATATCTGGTACAACTCTTACATTCTCTACAGCACCTCCAAGTGGTGTAGCTGTAGAAGCTATTACTGCAACTAATACAAGTATTACAACTGCTACTCAGCTTTCTGATGCAGATGGCGATACACTAATACAGACTGAAGAAAGCTCTGACGAAGATAAAATCAGGTTTGATACCGGTGGTACTGAACGTATGATTATTGATGATTCTGGAAACGTAGGTATAGGAGTCACAAGTCCAGAAGGTAAATTTGAAATAGAAGATGGTGGAACAAGTAAAAGTATCTTACAAAAAATAACTTTAGACAATGATGATGTATATGGATTAGTAGTTGGTAATGATAGTTACAGTACTACATTAGCAGATGGATTAGCAGTTACTGTTTCTAATGCAGGGGTTGTAGGATTACAAGCAAGAGGTACAAGTTCTGAATTAGCATTTAGAACAGTTGGTTCAGAAAGAATGCGTATTGATTCTTCTGGTAAATTAATTATAGGAGACACTGCAAGTCATGTTGATGATTTACTGCAAATAGAAACTCCTGCTTCTGGCGGTGGTCATGGTATACAGCTAAGAAGAAATGACTCTAATAATGACCAAGGTATAGGTCGTGTTATGTTTGGTAATAATACCGATACGGACTTAGCAACTATTTCAGCTAAAACAGACGGAGCAACAGATAGTGGAGCTTTGTTATTTGCTACACAAGCAACAGGTGGTTCTTCAACAGAAAGAATGAGAGTTACTTCTGGCGGTATGGTCTATATGAATGGTGCAACAGGTTCATTTGGTACTCCAAGTTTTACTGATGGAATATTATTTACCTATAAAGATGATAATGAACCTCATATAGAAAATAAAGTGAACCATGCAAATGCGATGGGTCTTTATAAGTTTCAAAATAGTAATGGTACTGCAGGTTCTATATCTATGCTTTCAAGTTCTGTTACTTTTAATACATCATCAGATTATAGATTAAAAGAAGATGTAAACTATACATGGAATGCTACAAGTAAATTAAAACAATTAAAACCTTGCGAATTTAAATTTAAAGCAGATAGTGATAATGTAGTACATCAAGGATTTTTAGCTCACGAAGTAGATGATATTGTACCAACTTCTGTGTTTGGTGAAAAAGATGGTACAGAAATGCAGCAAATAGACCACAGTAAATTAGTTCCTTTATTAGTAAAAACAATTCAAGAACTAGAAGCTAGAATAGAAACTTTAGAAAGTTAATATGGAAATAACTACATATCTATTATGGAATGCTTTTATAACTTTAATATTAGCTCCAATACTTTACAACATTCGACAGAACACTCAAGAAAATAAACGTATTGATATTTTATTAAATAAAACTAGAGAGGAAATTGCAAGGGAATATGTCACTAAAGCTGAATTAAAAGATGACATGGATAACCTTATGGATAGACTGGAAAAGTTAGACGAAAAACTTGACAGACTCATAGAAAATAGGTAAACTATATGACTAAGAAAAAGAAAAATAAATCTAAAAAAACTGCAACCGTAGTTGAAATTTCAGTCAGAGAAGTTCCTGTTTCTCGTATCCTTAAACAGCTCAAATTAAGGAGTAAAAAAAATGCCTAGAAAAAGAAATAAAAATAAAAGAATAGATTATCGTTCTGGTGGTCGAGTACAATTTCAAGTCGGAGGACTAGGCGATGGTGACATAGGTTTAGCTAATTTTGAGGCAGATTTTAATAAAGCCGTAGAAGATGTTGATAGACCAATACTCACTAAGAATCAGTTTTTTGAAGGATACAAAAAAGCTAATCCGTTTCCATTCAAACGACCCGGTAAAGCTGCTGGGGCTAAAATGGTAAACGACTATAATACAAAGATGGCACAAGCTTATGATAATTATAAAGATGGTACAATTAAAGAATTACAAAAACAATTAGCAGAAGCGAAGGATAATTCAACAGGTACAGACCAAGCACCAGACCCATCTGTATCAGCACCTCTACCAGTAACACCGGTTACAGGTCCTATTGAACCTTTATCTCCTCCTATAGTTATACCTAGAAACACAGGAACAATTGGTAGTGCTAATCCCGGAGCAGGGCAGCAAGGTTTTAACTTTAGTGGTGCGGGAAAAGATTTAGCTGGAAAAATTTTAGAAGAAGGATTTGAAAAAGCTCAAGTTGAACGAGCTGGATTTCAAAGAGATGAAACTGGTCAATTAGTTTTAGATAGTAGTGGTAATCCTATTCCAATAGCTGGTCCAGAGCTTATTGAAATGGAGGCTCAACCATCATTAGATAGAGAAACATTTAGAGTTACAACTGATACCGCAGAAGATACAGCAACAGTTGGAACTACTGCGTTAGCAGACACTCCGACACCTGTTACTACAGCTACAATGGATGCAGCTCTAGATGCTCAACAACGTGCTGTTCAGGTTGCTGAAGGTCAAGTATCGCAAGATGCATTAGTTGCTGATACATTAGATATCTCTGCTGTTCCAACAATTGATGCTGCACAAGTTACAGTTGAAGAAGGAGCAGTTACTGATAGAGTTGTAGGAACAATATCAGAGGCTGCAAAAGCTCAAGCAGCTCAAGTAACTGGACAAAGTTTAAGAAGAATTACAAGAGCTAAAGAACAATTAAGAACTGCAGGTATTTCTGAAGATACGATAGCTTCATTAGGTAACGACCCGGAGGCTCTTGAACTAGAACTAACAAAACTCACCGATAAAGAAAGAGGTTTAATTGAAGGATTACCTAGAGAAGCTTTAGTAAGCACTCAAATAAATAGTTTATTAGAGGGTATAGAAGAAGGTGAAATACCTACATGGGCAAGACCTGCAGTTAATGCTGTTGAACAAGTACTAGCTCAAAGAGGTTTAAGTGCTTCAACAGTTGGTAGAGATAATTTATTTAATGCTATTATTCAAAGTGCTGTACCTATTGCTCAATCTAATGCTCAAGCTTTACAAGCTAGTATAGGTCAAGAACGTGATATCGAAGCAAGAGTTTCTTTACAAGATGCTCAGTTTAGACAACAGGCTGCGTTACAAAATGCTCAGAATATATTTAGTTTAGATATAGCTCAATTTAATGCAGACCAACAAACTGCTTTATCAAATAGTAAATTTTTTCAAACTATTAGTCTTACTGAGGCTAGTAATAGACAACAAGGAATTATACAAGATGCAGTATTAATGTCACAACGTAATTTAGCAGAAGCAGATATTAATACAAGAAGACAAATTCAAAATGCTCAGACATTTTTGCAAATGGATTTAACAAATCTTAATGCTCAACAACAAGCATTTACTTTAGAGGCTCAACAAGAACATCAAAGAATGTTATCTAATCAATCAGCAATAAATGCAGCTAGACAATTTAATGCTGCTAGTGAAAATCAAACACAGCAATTTATGTCAGAGTTAGCTACTAGAGTTGATATTGCTAATGTGCAACAAATGAATGCTATGCAACAATTTAATACTGAACAATTAAATTTAGCTGAAGCTAGAAGAGTACAGAATCAAGTTGCTATTGACACAACAAACGCTAGAATTTTTTCTCAAATAGATATTTTTAATGCTCAACAAGAGTTTGAGAGAAATAAAATCAATACTATTGCAGCTCAACAAATTGAACAATCAAATGCTCAATGGCGAAGACAAACTAATTTAGCTGACACTGCTGCTCAAAATCAAGTTAATCAACAAAATGCTCAGAACATGTTTAATCTAAGTAGTCAAGCTAATGCAATGATTTGGCAGGAACTTAGAGACAATGCTGATAGAGATTGGAAAGCTACACAAAATGAAAGAAGTAGAGAAGCTGATATTATTGCTACTGCTTTATCCACAGAAAATGGTGGTAAGTGGATTGCGAGTAAAGAAAAATTAGTTGGTCTTCTTGCATCAATTGGTTATGCTGGAGGGCAAACTGCAGCAGAGGGTGGTACAACATATCCTAGCTATCCCGGAGTTATTAATCCGGGTATCTACTACTAAGGAGAAATAAAATGGGATTTTTTAAAAGTTTATTCAAACCAATTAAAAAGGTTTTTAAAGGTATTAAAAATAAAATCTTAAAACCTATTGGTAGATTTATTAAAAAACATAAAAAATTATTATTAACTGCAGCATTAATTACAGGGCTGGTGTTTACCGGAGGGGCATTAGCCGGTGCAAACTTTGCATCGGGATTTGCAACAACTACCGGTATTAATGCAGGAGCTTACGGAGCTAGTGCAGCAGCTTCAGCAGGAGTAACAACAACTCAACTAACAGCAGCTTCAAATGCAATTGCTGCTGGAACAACAACAGGTAATGCAGCAGCGATGGCAGCAGCTAACGCTGGAGTAACAGCAGCTCAATTAAATGCTGCAAACTTAGCTTATACAAGTTCTTTAACAGCATCTGGTGTTACACCAGGATTTGTAGGTCCTCTAGCTCCCGGTACAGCAAGTGCTGCTACAAGTGCTGCAACAGGAGCTAACATAAGTGGATTGTCAAGTGCAGCAGGTCAAGCAGCATATACCAGTGCAGGAACTATTGGAACTCAAACAGCTATGACAGCTTTGGCAGGAACTCCTGAAGAACCATTTAGACCCGGTAGCCCTAGATTTTCTAGAACAGGAATCGGTCAAAGATATGATAGAACTACTGAGTCCTTAAATTTTGGAGTTGGAGGCACAACAGTTAATCCTTACGGTGGATATAGATATGGCTAAAGATGAAAGAAAAATAAATTTACAAGAGTTACAGGCATTAAACAGACCTAGTTTAACTGATGCTGCTACTGATATTATTGAGTATGCAGATAAAAAAGGTATAGATGAAGATGAGTTAGTTACTAGTTTAGGATTAAAAATTAATGCTGATGGAGAACGTATTGAAATAGATGAAAGCCCACCAAAACCAGAAGACGTTGACGATTTAGTTAGGTTAAATAGTAAACCTAAAGCAATAGCTGGTCAGTCTTTAACAAACAATCCTGACTCTGCAAAGCCTTGGGAAAGACCTCCATTATTTACTAATCCTAGAGAAGCTTTAGAAGATGTTACTCAACGTATTTTCAGTGAAGGTGGTATTAAAGGTATTGCTGGAGCTTTATATAAAGGAGCAAGTGTTGGTAATATTACTGAGATTATTTTATATCAAGATTTTTATGATGGTAAATATAATCCAGATGTCATGTTAATGTTATATGAACCAGTCTTTTATAGTATTATGAACATTGGAGAGGCAGCAAATTTAAATTATAGACTTGATGATAAAAAAATAAATGACCTTGGTAAAGATGAAGATAAAGACAATCAAGAAAAAATTAATAGCATTAAAGATATAAGAAAAACCGTAGCTGCAAAGACTATGCAATCTAATGCTGTTCCTCCAGAATTAAAAGAACAAATGCAAGAGCAACAACCTAGAATAAAAAGTTTACTAGCAGGAGATAGATAATGTCTACAGAAGATTCCTTTTTTAATAATCCAACCGTTCAATCTATTTTGTCTCGTAGAGGTGAAGACGATAGGGATGATACTAAAGATTTTCTATTAAGTTTAATTCTTAATGGTGGTATAAGTTTTTTCCAAGGATTTAATCAAGCTTTACCTAATGCTAGAGCAGAAGCTATCCAAGGTGTAAAAGATAATATTAATATTGCCTTAGATGATAATAAAACTATGTGGCTAGACAAAAGTGCACAAAGACAACAATATCAAGTATTTAAAGATAAAGGTGGATTTGAAGCTTTAACTAAAAAAGATAATTGGTTAGCTACAGATTTAGAAAATGAATATGCTACTAATATTTTCCCAACTCATGAAAAGGTAACTGAGTTTGGTAGTGGAACTGGAAATGTTACAGACTTTAATGTTGCTAAACGTACATCTGCTAATTTTAGAAATGGTGTTGATGAATATGTTGCTGAACGTTTGCAAGAAGAAATAAAAAAATATAAAGCTTTTGAACAAGACAAATATATTTCAACGTCTTCTGTAGCTCAATTAAATCAAGACGTTAGACGAGAAATGGCAGCAGAGTTAATGGCAGCTAGAGAGTTGCCAACAAATGCCTATGAAGCTGTCTGGAATAAAATGAAAGATGTTTTTGGTAAAAAAGAAGCTGCAGTAATAAACAATGAAGCTAATTTAAACATTGCTTCTGTTGATGCTTCAAAGAAAAAAACAGCAATTGATAATTCTATTTATAATGCTGATTCAATAGATTTATCTAAATTTAATACTAACTATGATGACAGTGAAGCTTCAATAGCATTGGCTACAAAGAATAGTGAAGAAAAATTAAAATTATATGAATCTTTAGTTAAAGACGTATCCGACACACAAGTTTATCAAAAAATGAAATTTGATGTTCCTGCAACAAGTGCTGTTACGGTTGACGACAATGGAAGTCTTGTAATTAGCGACAATGCTCCTATTGGAAGAAAAAATGTTAAGATAAATAATAGATTTAATCTTCGTAACATGGAAGTTCAACGTTATAATCCAAATACTCGTGAATATGAAACTATTAATGTTAATCCTAAATCACAGTTTATTGATAGTACATCCACATTAATATCTATTTATCAAGATGAATTTGGTCAAGCGGGGCTTAGTGAAGCAACAGACATTATGTATCAAGATGCTGTTGAAGCTTTTATGGCTACTGGTCATTTAACACATAATGGTGATAATTTAGTATTTAAAATACCTAGAAAAGATACAAGTTATAAATCACTAACGTATGAACAGTTACAAAGTGGCAATAAATCTGACTTATTAAATTATGCTTTAACTGAACGTAGTAGACAAGAAAATGCAGTAACATTAACACCAGATGCACTATATGATAATTTTGTTAACGAACAAATTCAGGCTATTAATAGAGGTGCTGCTGGTAGAGTAACTTTAGCTGGAGGTATTGATGAGTTTGACCAGCTTATGATAACTAAAGACAAACTTTTAAATTTAGATGGAGTAGAACGTGCTAAAGGTAGACTACAATTTTTATTTAATCCACCAGAGGGATATAAAGATTCTCAAGTAAAAGTAGGCGATTCTATATTTAAATTAAGTGAAATGAATCAAGAAACTGCTCAACTTTTATTAGATGATTTACAAACAGCAACTGGTGAATCTTATGAAAGTCTGCAAAAATTAGTAGATGGTTTACCAACTGTTAAACAACAAACTGAGGATATGCCTCCTCTTCCTGAAACTGAAGGTGAAGGTGAAGCTACTCCTAGCGAAGATTTAGCCGAAGATATTCAAAAGAATTTAACAGGTAATGCACTACGAGCACAAAGATTAAGAGAATCAAGAGAAGCAGCTCAAAGAACTGGTAATGTTGATTTTGATTTTGTAGCTCAAGAAGAAGGTTTTAGAACTGACATGTATGTACCTCTTGACAATGAAGGTAACGTCTTTGGTTCATCTGGACCAACAATTGGTACGGGAGTTGATTTAGGACAAATGAATGAAAATGATTTAGTTAAGACTGGAGTATCAAAAGAACTAATTGAAAAATTATCGCCATATTTAGGTATGAAGAAAGATGAAGCTTTAAAATTTGTACAAGAAAATCCATTATCGTTATCAGAAGGAGAAGCTCTAGAAATATCTAAAGCTGTTCAAGCTGTAAAAATAAATAGAATTGCAAACACATTTGAAGAAAAAACTGGTAAATCTTTTGGTGATTTAAATCCAAGAGTTAAAACTATTGTTGTTAGTACTGGTTTCCAATATGGTGAAAACGGTATTCCAACCTTTATGCAATTAGCAGCCGATACAATTGGTAATGAAACTAGAGAAAGTTTTACAGCTCTACAAAATGAATTACTAAACTTTGCTGATTCTGATAAAGATGGTATTACTGACTTTTTACCAAGAAGAACTAGAGAGTCTGAATATTTACAATCTTTAATCGACAATATTTTTGTTCCTAAAACTAGGAAACAATCTAGGCAATCTTTACTCAGCCAATCATAAAAATTAATGTTACTGTATACTGAAACTCAATTAGATAGAGCTTATCAAATAGACTGTAAGGCTCGTACTAAAAACAATACTCCTTGGATAAAACGAGAAGAGTTTCGAAGTATCTATGAAGATTTAATGGAAATCTATATGTTAGAATTAGATAAACATGATACATTAGACCCAGATGCTCCAGAATTTATTTTCGATTCTTTAAATGAAATTATAGGTCAAAGTCTACATTTCGAACCGGAGGACTAATGGGTTTTCCTTTTGAGATTATAACAATGCTAGGTTCTACCGTATTGGGTGGGGTCATGAGCATATGGGCAGAAAATAGAAAAGCTAAAGCTGAAGAACAAAGACTTCTTATTACAAGAGGCGAGTTTGAAATGAAAGCAGTAAAAGCTGCTAGAGATAATAAAGATGTAGGCTTTCAGTGGACTCGTAGAATTATTGCACTAACCGCAGTCTTTGCAATCATTGTTTTACCAAAACTTGTAGCCATCTTTGCTCCAGATGTTTTAGTAACTGTTGGCTATACACAGTTTAAACCCGGATTTTTATTTTTTACTAAGGATGTAGAAATATTTAAATGGGTTACATTTGAAGGTTTAGTAATTACTCAATTAGATACTAACTTAGTATCAGCTATTATCGGTATGTATTTTGGTGGTAGTTTAGTTAAAAAATAATATTATGAAAGAACAAGATAAAGAATTTAATTATAATTTTGACTCAAGTTTTGCAAATGCAATTCAACAATATGGTATTGTAAAAAAAGAACCACCAAAACCTATAGAGGTTAAGTCTACTCTAAAACCTAATTACAGTATGACTGACTTACAAAATGATGCAGAGTTTAATTTTAGAGCTAATAGATTTTTAAGTAAAATTGGTGAGGATGATAATATTATAGAATATCTAAGAGATTCTGATTATAGTTTAACATCAGCTATGTCTAGAGCTGCACAAGTTGGTAACTGGTCTGACGAAGTAAAACAAGACTATGTTTATCTACGTGATAAATATCAAAATGCAGATTTAAAAGGAGCAAAAGAATGGGCAGGATTTGCTAAAGATTTTGCTATTGACATGGTTGCTGACCCATTAAATATTGTTACCGCACTATTTGCTTTACCATCTATGGGTACATCAGTGGCTGCTAGAACTGCTGCAGGAGAAGTAGTTAAACAAGGACTAAAAAAATATACTGCTTCACAGTTAACTAACGTAGGTTTAAAAGCTGCAAAAAGACCTGCTATATTTGGAGCTGCAGAAGGTGCAGGGTGGACCGGAGCACACGATTATTTTATTCAAGACCAAGATATTAAATTAGGTGTACAACCAGACAATATAGACTTAGGAAGACTAGCTACATCTACTTTATTAGGAGGAGGTATTGGAACATTTTTAGGTGGCGGTATTGGAGCTGTTGGTGGTTACAAATATCTTAATAAAATGCAAAAGTATGCTAATGAAAATGATATTGCTAAAACTGTTAATAATAAAACAGTTGATGAAATAGTAGATGAGTTCGAAGTATCTAGAGCTTTTGAAGTTAAATCACCAAGTAAGCCCAAACAATTTTTAAACAAAGCAGTTGCAGCTACCTTTGGAAAAAGCACTACTAAATTTCTTGAGTTAGCTAAAGGCTCAAAAACTCTAACAGATTTAATGGAAAAATTTAGATATGATTTTGGTGAGTCTATGTTTAGTGGTGATGCAACTAAAGTATTAACTCAAAGTTATGGAGAAGCAAAGGGTAGACGAATAGGTTTTTATCTAGCAAGACTAGACAGAACTTTAAATAAATTATATAGACGTGGTTGGTCTGGTAAGATTGATGAAGATGATAATACTGCTTTATTAACTATTATTCATAATCCTCGAGCTAAAAAATTCATTAGTACAAAGACAGGAGAATCCATACTTATACCAGAAAGAATTAAAGTTGCAGGTAGAGAAATTAATGAGTTAAATAATAAATTATGGGATGAAGGATTTGAACAAGGATTATTTAAAGAAAATCAAAAAGTAAAAAATTATTTTCCAAGACTATTTAATCATTCAGCAATTCTTAATCAAAGAGGTAGATTTGAAAACATAATAATTGATAGTGGTCACGCAAATCCTATTAACAAAGTTGAGCAAAGAAAAACTACAGAAATTGTTGAAGGTGTTGGTGTTCTTGATGGTCTTGAAGAGAATTTAGTTGCTTCTGATTTTGAATTATTTGGTAAAGATTTTTTAGCAGATAGTAGAAAATATTTTGAAGATAATAACGTAAATAATTTTACAGGGTCGGATGGAAATATTTATTCAGGTCAAAATGCTATTCTACGTAAAGCTAAAGAAGATAAATCTAAACTAATTGTCGATGGTATGTTAAATCAAAAATATCAACCATTTGAATTAAATGTTGGTGGTAGTACTGGCAGCAGTCAAACATATTTACAAAGCAGAGTTTTTACTAATATCAAAGATAAAGACATAGCTGATTTTATAGAGACTGATGTAGAAACTGTGTTACGTAGTTATTACACAGGAGCATCTCAAACAATTACTAGAACACAATTTTTTGGTAGAAGCATACAAGATTTTAATAAAAAATTTTTAAGAAATGATGATGATAAAACTGGTATCTATTATGAATTAAAAGAAGCTGGAATGAACGAATCCGATATTGCTAAAGGGATTGAAAACATTAGTTTACTTCATAGAAGAGTAACTGGTCTTGACCCAGACAATTTAAAATTTAAAAACAATTTTGCTGCAGGTGCATCAAGTTGGGGAAGATTGTTTCAGCAAATGGCTCACTTACCATTAGCAACTATTTCTAGTATTTCAGAACCTATTATTTTAATACAACGAGCCGGACTTCAAGACTCTCCTCAAGCTGCTAGAGATTTAGCTGCTGCACTTGGTAAAAACTTTTTACGAGAAATAGATAGAGGTATTAAAGCTATAAAAAGATTAGGTGGTGGTAAGACTAAAGGTATAAAAGACCTTGATGATGACGAGTGGTTTGAAATATATGAAACTGGATTAGCTTTAGAACAATCTGTAATGGATAGATTAGAAGGACTAACTGGTGATGCTTTAACTACAGAAGCAAGTAAAAAATTTCAAAATGCTTTCTTTAAAATGAATCTTTTAGACCAATGGACTAGAAGTGTCCAACTTGCATCTTTTACATCCGGTAAACGAGCTATTACTAGAAACTCTAAAAAACTTTACGAACATTATTCTGGCATTAACGAATTAGGTAAATCTAAAGTAAAATATTTAGAGGGTCAGTTAAATGAGCTTGGTATTAATCCTATAAAAGCTAGAACATGGTATAAAAATTCTTTAGATGATAACTTGCAATTTGATATAAATAAAGCAAGTAGTCTAACCTATAATGGCAAACAAAATAAAGCTCAAGCTGCTTTTTACAAAGAGTCTATTTTAGGTGGAGCTAATAGATTTACTAAAGAAGTTATTTTAAACCCAAGCACTGCAGAGGCTAACAGACCTCTTTGGTTTAGTTCGCCAACCGGACAACTACTTATGCAATTTGCTGGTTATCCTACTGTATTTACAAACACTGTTTTAAAAAGATTTGTTAAAGACATGGGAGTAATTGACCTTGCAAAGGGAGATGTTGGTAGATTAACTGCTGCTTCTCCTAGAACTTTAGGTGCTGCTATGACCATGACTGCAGTTGCAGTTCTTGGTGATTACATTAGAAGTAAAGGACAATCAGTTGGTCAAGGTGAATTAGAGTGGTCAGAATTATTAAAAGGTGAAGGACTCGAGGAAGTAGGTACACAACTAAAAAGACTAAAAAGAAATATTCCAGATATTGCATCTGCAGAAGATGTAAATTATACCATTGAAGATAGTGAAATAATTTTTAATGCTATTAGAAGATGGGGAGGATTTGGACCATTTGATTATGCAGCTAGATTTGCAACAGAGTCTGAATATAATCCTAATATTTTAACAAGCATTCCTAAGTCTTTATTAGGACCATCAATGCAAGACATTTATGACGAAATAAGATTTGGTAGTGGTCCTTTTGGTTTAGCATCAAAAAATCTTCCGGGCATATCTGCGTATGACATGATTTTTGGTGAAGGCACAGTTGATAATATTAAAAAGAGTGGTCGAGAACTAGACAAAGAATATATTCAAACTCATTTTAAAAAGAGAGATGAGTATGCTACAGGTGGAGAAGTTTATGATGTGCCTCGAGCATCGATTGAGCCAGATGAACGTATAGATAAATTAACAGGCAGACCTTACAACGAACAAGCAGGAACTGCCTTTCAAGATGTAGAGGAAAGAGATTATAAAGCAATATTTCAAGATATAGTCAATAGAATAAATTCATAAGGAGTGAGAATGAGAAGAGGGCTAATTGTTGGGGCGATATTATTATTTGCATTGAATGTGCAATCAGACCAGACAGGTGACTGTACTGCTGGTACTCAGTATTGTGAGCAAAATAGTTTAAATACTACTAACAATACTACTACTAATAATACTAATACAAATACTAATACCAATAATAATACTAATACCAACACTAATACTAATACTAATACTAATACGAATACGAATGTAAATACAAATACTTCTACAAATACAAATGTAAATACAAATACGTCAACAAATACTAATAATAATAATAACGTAAATACTAATACTAATACTTCTACTTCTAATTCAACTGTTAATTCAACAGTTAATCAGAACGTTAATAACAACAACACTAGTACTTCGACAAATACTAATAACAATACGAATACTAATAATACGACATCTGATAATACTAATAAAAACTACAATGAATCTAATTCAAATTCAAACGTAAACACTAATAATACAAATACTAATAATTCTACAGCTAATAATACTAATAATAATTATAATAAATCAGAGTCTACACAAACAATAAATCAAAATATAAATCAAAAAGCTCCTCCAGCTTCTGCGATTGCACCAAGTATTATGTCTTACTCACAAGACCTTTGTACCACTGGAGTCTCTGGAGCTTTTCAAGGTCAACTATTTGGTATCTCTGGCGGTAAAGCAATTCGAGATGAAAACTGTGAGAGATTAAAATTGTCAAAATATTTATACGATACTGGTATGAAAGTAGCAGCAGTGTCTATTCTTTGTCAAGACCCTAGAGTATTTAAAGCTATGAGCAATGCTGGAACTCCTTGTCCATACAAAGGTAAAATAGGAGACGAAGCTAAAGTTGCTTGGGCAGCAAACGTAGAAGAGACTCCAACATATAAAGAAGATTTAAAAAATTACGTTGCTAAGTGTAAAAAGACTAGAAATTTAAAAGGTATAAAAAAATCTGGCAATACTTGTCGTAAAGAATTTCATGCACAAAGTAGCTAGTGAAAAGATTAGGATTAATTTTTTTACTGTTAGTTAGTGCAAATATATCTGCTCAGTATATTTACGAATCTAATCAAGACTTATTTGATTTAACTAATCAATCTAATACAACAAATTTAAATAGCGGTGACGACCAATTATCGGCTGCTTTTAATTTAGATTTTACGTTTCAGTTGTATGATAATTCTTATACATCTGCACGGATGGCAACTAATGGTTGTTTACATTTTGGTTTAGGAACTGGCAATATAAATTTTAATAATTACTGCGGTGACTATACCCCTGACCCACTGCCTCAATACACTAATACACTGTTTCCTTTTTGGACTGACTTAATACGAGATGGTGGGTCAAAAATGTTAGCTAAGAATTTTAGCGATAAATCTGTATTTGGTTGGTATGATTTACGAGAATATAATCGTGCTAATTCAGATAATAGTTTTGAAGTTATACTTTGGACTGATAGCACGTTTGAGTTTCGTTATGGTGAATTAGACGTTATAAACCATGATGTCTTGATAGGTGAACAAGGTACTTCATCTCAGATTTATATGTACCTTTTTCATGACGAGTGTTCTACAGGTACAACAAATGTTGCAGGTACATGTGTCAATATTAATTGGAACAATACCGTTGCTAATAGTTTATTAGAAAGCGGTGGGTCATTGTATGGTAGTAATCTAGATTGTAGTGACCCTTTAAATGATTCGGCATGTCCGGGTTATTGGGAAGCTTTTGATGATTTACAATGTGATTTAGACCCGCAGTATGCACCCTTTTGTCCGGGCTACAGGTTTGAAAATGATATTGGTTACTTTGCTTTAGAAGAAGATTTTGGTTATACCGAAGAATACGAACAAAGTCAGTTAGGTTATGATGAAGATTATGAAGCAGAACAGTTTGGATATTCTGATAACTGGCTTGAAGATGATGGGCAATTTTTAGGACAAGAACCTATTGAAGACTGGTTTGAACCTGAAACTATATTTACTGAAGAGGGTCTTGTAGTTTTAGAAGAATATGATAGCATGAACGAAGAAGTCTACATAGACTTTGATGTTCAACCATTTGATGACGAGCCTATGTTAATAGCTTTACCATCGATTGAGTATGACCCATTACAACGTTTAAATGTTCTTGATACTAGAGAATTAGTAGACTTGTATGACTTTGAAACAATAATTAGAGACGAGATATTAAATGAAGAAGAAATTAATGACGTGGCTTTTGAAGACTTCGAAGAAATTGAAGAATGGTTTGAAGAAGAGTTGGAAACAATTTCACAAGATGATGAAGTCATCGAGATTGTCCAAAGTAGTGAACAGCCTCTATCCGAAATCGAAGAAGAACAAGAAGTCATAGAAGAGATAGCCGAAGCCGACCCCATAATCAGAGAAGAAGGAGGTCGAAGTAACATGGATATGAATGTTGCTATGTCTATTGTGGCTAATACTATAACAACTGCTGTTAACAGTATGAGTGGAACTACTGCCGGAAACTCCATTCATGCTTCTGGAAATACAGTTAGTTCAGGAAGTATTAGTAGTGCTATCAATGGTGGTAGCAGTGTAGATTTTAGCTCTGGTAGTATCTCTAATTCTTTTGCTAACTCTTCTATGCAAACACAACAGGTTTTAAATAGCTCTGTTGATACTGGTAGTATGACTACAAACACTACTGACACAACTGTAAGCTCTGTTGAGTCTGGTCCAAGTGTTAGTGCTTCTACTACTATTGCTTCTAATACAGGAGGAAGTGAAACTAGTGCTACAGATTCTATGTCAACCATGACAACAAGTTCAGAAGCGGATGCGATTGCAGAGAATGTTGTTGCTCAAAATTTAAAAGAACAACAAGAAGAACTAAAAGAACAACAAGAGTCTGGTGAGTATGGAGAAGAAGCTGGACTTGTAGCAGTTATGGGATTTAATCCTAATTTTGTAGGGTATTATGACCGCACTTTACCTGATAATAATTCTTGGTACGAGTCTAAAAATATATATACAACTGTTACATTAAATGATAATATACAAGGTTTCTATGCTATGGCAGGTAAAAGTTTAGATGTCATAACTGAGTTAGTAAACTCTCAACCAATGTTAAATGGAGGCAGATACAATGAATTGGTTTCAAACTAAAACAACACAATTAATAGCTTTAGTTTCTATCGTGGGAACTTTAGCAGGATTTGGATATACTGGAGCTACATATATTAATAGATTAGAAAATCTTGAAGCAAAGATAGGAAAGTTAGGAGCTACAGAACAAGCTCAACAAGCTATCGAAGAAAGATTTGCTGGAATCGAAGCATCAGTAGATTACATTAATAAATCTTTAGAGGATAAAGATACAACAAAAGATATTGTTGAATTGAAAACTTCAATGGCAACAATTCAAACAGAGGTAAAATCTCTGGAGGGAAAGGTTCAAGAATTAGTTAATAGTTCAAAGAACCCATTAGCACAATAACCTATTTCACATATGGAGGTAAAACGTGAACCGAGAAGAATTATGCATTATGTGCTTTTTCTTTTGGATAACAGTTTCGATGTTTGTCGCAACTTTTAATATATTTTAAAATTATTATTTAGAGTTCATAACTCGAGCATTTAGACATGACTCAATATGATTATGAATCTCATCCATTTTTTGACTAGCTTCTCTTATTATAACCTTTAGAGTTTCATACTCTTCAAGGGTCATGAACTTCTGTAACTTTGTTATGTCAACTTTGGTACGTTCAGTAATAAGATTACCACTCTTGTCATATAATAATCGGTAAGCTAATAATTGTGCTTCATTTCGTTTCGTCTTCATTGTTTAGTCCTGCAAAGGTCAATTGTCCATAATCGCCTCTAAGTCCTGCTTTCTGATATGAAGTAGCTCTGCCTTCAAAAAAGTTTTGATGCTCTACTCCCAATACATCATCTAACCAAGTCAGGGGATTATCCTTTTGCTTGTAATTTGGTTTTAGCCCTAACTGTAATAGTCTTCTGTCTGCAATATATTTATTGTAGGCATACATCTCCTCTTTGGTTAAACCTTCTAGATTACCCATTTCAAACACTAAGTCTAAAAACTTTTCCTCAAGTTTAACCATCTCTCTACATATTTGATAGATTTCTTTTTTAAAGTCATCTGTCCAAATATCTAAATTCTCTTTTATAAATTCTCTAAATAATTTAGTCATTGCTTCAACATGTAAGCTTTCATCTTTGATTGAGTAAGCTACTATCTGACACATACCTTTCATCTTACCAAACCTTTGAAAGTTCATCAGGATTGCAAAGCTACTAAATAATTGTAACCCCTCAGTAAATGCTGAGTAGACTGCTAAAGTTTTAGCTATAGTTTTCTTATCAGATTTAAGAGGTTTAAAATTACCAACATAGTCATGCTTGTCTGCCATTTCTTCGTATTCAGCAAAAGCTTTATATTCTAGCTCTGGCATTCCTACAGTATCTAATAATAAACTGTAAGCATGTTGATGGATAGCCTCCATATTAGCAAACGAAGACATCATCATTCTTGCTTCTGGTTTTTTAAAGATAGGCATATATTTATCTATATATCCCCCGGCAACGTCTACATCTGATTGAGTAAACAATCTAAATATTTGTACTAATAAATTCTTTTCATTAGCAGTTAGTTTTTCGTTCCAGTCTTTTACATCAGTGTGTAAAGGTACAGACATAGGATGCCAATGCATTCTGTTTTGTAAATCATAATATTCAAACATCCATGCGTAATCGAATGGTTTGTAATGCTCTCTCGTAGCTAGTAATGTCATTAAAATTTCTCCTCTAATATTTTTAATTTTTCATCTGCATTTACATATTGGTCCATAAGCTTATCCATTGATTCAACAACATTTGGATGTTCGGCAACTCCTACTTTGTTTTCAAAATATATTTGAAGGTTAGCTTTTGCTTCAGCTTTTTCTGCTTTGTATTTTGTTTCTAGAGCTTTATACAATAATGCTCCTGCGTATTTTGTCATGTTATCCCTCACAAGCTATACAGTCCACCTCATCTAATTTTATTCGGGGAACTTTAATGTTAACATTCTCTGCTGCTTTAGCTGCATCAGACCTAAAATAATAAAGTGATTTTAATTTGTTTGCACCATACCAATGAACATCGCTTACGTATTGTAAATACTCATTATGCTGTTCTTGATTCTGAGAGGAATCCGGTAAGATAAAAAATAAATTGACACTTTGACTTTGACAAACAAACTCTTGTCTTTTGTAGGCATGTTCAACTACCCAGACCTGATTGATTTCATCAGCAGTTTTAAATAATTCTTTTTCTTCTTTAGTAAATATTCTTATGTTCTGAATAGAACCTCTGTTATCACTAATCTGTTGCCAAAGTTTTTTTCTTTTGTTTACTTCTGGAACTTTTTTATTTATTAATTTTTCTAAATTTTTATTTTTAACTTTGTAGCTACCGGATAAAGTCTTGTGCGTATAGACGTTAGCACGGTATGGCTCAATACTAGGGGAAGTACCACCACATATAATACTGCTACTGGCATTAGGAGCAATAGCCAGAAGATGAGAGTTACGAAGACCACTGCCATGTACATCAGGAGCTTCACCACGTTCTTCAGCAAGTATTTTAGTGGCTTCGACAGCTTTGCTTTTAATGTGTTTGAAAGCTTTATGATTGAATCCTGTTGCAAAAATGCCTTCGAACGGTATTTGATTTGATTGTAAATAGGCATGAAAACCCATCGCACCCAATCCCACTGACCGTTCTCTGTAAGCCGAGTAAGC